TGGCAAGCTCCTTGCCGACCTTGTAGCCCTGCTCTGCCAACTTGAGGTAATAGCGGTCGACGCCTTCGATCACTTGGTTATCGACCTCGATCTGCTGGGTAAAGATGTTGAGCCTGATGTCACCGGCGTTGCGACGCAGGTACTCCAGCAGCTCAGCGGCCTCTAGCTTTTGCGAGCTGCCAATAACTGGCGCGCGGCCACCTGCCTGCGGCTCCGGGTCAGCGGTGCGGCCACCAACCTCGCGCCGCACTGGGCTAGCGCTACGCCAGCCGTCTTTCTTGGCCATGTCGCCAAGGGTGCCGAGCGTGATGCCGGATTTCTTAAAGCTCCGCCATTTGCGTTGGCAGTCGCTGGGTTTGTGCTTAGCGGACTGCGCCGACCACTGCTCCCATTGATCGAGCAGGCTGTCATCGCCGACGCTGTGAAGCGACATGCCAACCGCAAGCCAGTCGTCGTAGTCATCGGCGCGACTGGCATCCAATGCGGCGAGATATGACCGTGCGCGATCTGCATCGCCCTGCGGGTCAGGCAGCTGGACTAGCTCGGCGCGCACCGGCTGCGGCTGCGGCTTGAGCATCCGCTCAATCAATCCAAGCGGCGCTTCTGCTATGTCGCGGTCACCTGGCCCATGGCCTGGCACCCAGTAGTAGCCGGTGGTTTGTGGGTGCGCACCGGCTACAACAGACTGGCAGCCGTTCCAGCGCAACTCCACTTGTTCGGCCTTGCCGTCGTCATCAATGACGCCGGTCTTGTATTTGCGCGTAACGATCGCATCCCAGTACTGCTCAGGCACGCGGTAGATGATTTGCATCCGGCCATCGCGGCCTGACTTGACCACCCAGCTGCGCGGTAAAGATGACAGCGGCAGGTCCCACTCGGCCAAGAGCGTGCTGGCTGACTTGCCGTCGTGGTCCAAAAACAACAGACCACCGGACGGCACGCCGCAGCACACGCCAATGGCACGTGCGCGACCGCTGCTCAGTTCGGCCAGCAGCGCATCCTTATTAAGTGGGTTGTCTTGCCACGCCGACTGATACGGGCGCTTTTGCCCATCCACGGCGACATAACCCCAGTCATCGGGTAGGCGGCTCAGCTCATCGCGCAAGTTCACTTGAACTCCTTAAGCGCCTGCTCCAGCAGCAGTCGGATGGCGGTGGCGCGGTTCATGCGATCACCACGCCAGGAATCCAGTTGCCGCAATAGGTCTGGAGTCAGGCGTATATGGGTTGGATGGGTCAGTCGCACGGGCTCTGGCGGAATGCTTGCCTAGTGTATCCGTGACTGCTACGCTTGCAAGTGGCTGCACACTGCCATGACCTACCAAGACTTCCTAGCTTCCAAATCCACTGCAGCACCTGTTGCCGGCTTTGACCCGCAGCAGTTCACCGCGCCGCTGTTCCCGTTTCAGCGGGACATCGTGACCATGGCTTGCCGCGTTGGCAAGTTCTGCATCTGGGCCGACTGCGGCATGGGCAAAACCGCCATGCAGCTTGAGTGGGCATCACAGGTCTGCCGGCACACCAAAGGCAACGTGCTGGTGCTGGCACCGCTCGCCGTTGCACATCAAACCGTGCGCGAGGGCAACAAGTTCGGCATCCCATGTTCGTTCGCTGCCACGCAAGCTGAGGTCAAGCCCGGCATCACGATCACCAACTACGAGAAGCTGAGCCACTTCGATCCAGCCGCCTTCGATGGCGTGGTGCTCGATGAGAGCAGCATCCTCAAGGCATACACCGGCAAGATCCGCAATCAGATCATCGAGTCGTTCAGCCTCACTCCACACCGGCTGGCCTGCTCCGCCACGCCAGCGCCGAACGACCACATGGAGCTGGGCAACCATGCCGAGTTCATCGGTGTGATGACCCGCACCGAGATGCTGGCCATGTTCTTTGTGCATGACGGCGGCGACACTGCTAAGTGGCGGCTCAAGGGTCACGCGCGGGACAAGTTCTGGGAGTGGGTCTGCAGCTGGGCGGTGACCATCCGCAAGCCGTCAGACCTTGGCTACGACGATGGCAGCTTCATCCTGCCGGCGCTGCAGATCCAAGACTGCACGGTTGAGACGCCACGCGAGGCAACTGCAGGTGACGACGGCCAGATGGCGCTGTTTGCCATGGAGGCCCGCACGCTTAACGACCAACGCAAGGTGCGCAAGGCATCGCTCGCCCTCCGCGTTGCAGCCGCTGCCGCCTTGGCCAACAGCAACACTGAGCAGTGGTTGGTGTGGTGTGATCTCAACGACGAGAGCAAGGCGCTCACCGCTGCCATTGATGGCGCTGTCGAGGTGTCGGGCTCAGACTCCGATGACCACAAGCGGCAAGCCGCCATCGACTTCCAAGACGGCAAGATCCGCGTGCTGGTCAGCAAGCCCAGCATCTTTGGCTTTGGCTTGAACTTCCAGGGCTGCCACAACGTCGCATTTGTTGGTCTGTCACACAGCTACGAGGCGTTCTATCAAGCCATCCGCCGCTGCTGGCGCTTCGGCCAACAGCAACCCGTCAATGCTCACATCATCTACGACGTGGCAGAAGGCCGCGTGATCGACAACATCCGCCGCAAGGAAGCGGACAGCATCCAGATGGCTCAATCAATGGTTGAAATCATGAAGCAACAAACCATGGAACAACTCAAAAAGATCCAACGTCAAGTGGCGCCGCACATCACTGAGCACAAGTCCGGTGATGGATGGGACATGTATATGGGCGACTGCGTGGAAAGCATTAAGCAGCTCGATAGCAACTCCATCCACTACAGCATCTTCAGCCCACCGTTTGCGTCGCTCTACACCTACTCCAACAGCGACCGTGACATGGGCAACAGCCGCACTGAGCAGGAGTTCTTCGATCACTTTGGATTCCTTGCCAGTGAGCTGCACCGCGTGATGATGCCTGGCAGGCTGATCAGCTTCCATTGCATGAATCTGCCCAGCAGCAAAGAACGCGATGGCTTCATCGGTGTGAAGGACTTCCGCGGTGACATGCTGCGCATCTTCCAGGCTGCTGGTTTTGTGTTTCATAGCGAGGTGTGCATCTGGAAGGATCCCGTCACCGCCATGCAGCGCACAAAGGCGATCGGTCTGCTGCACAAGCAAGTGCGCAAGGATTCAGCGCTCAGCCGCCAAGGCATCCCTGACTACCTCGTGACCGTGCGCAAGCTGGGCGACAACCCAGAGCCGGTGGCCGGCCCGTTCACGGAGTTTGCTGGTGAGAACCCACCAGCCAAAAGCGGCGACCCAATCAAGGACTCGATCAATATCTGGCAGCGCTACGCCAGCCCCGTATGGATGGATATCAATCCATCAGACACGCTGCAATATCGCAGCGCACGCGCCAATGAGGATGAGCGTCACATCTGCCCGCTGCAACTGGAGGTGATCCGCCGCGGCCTGCAGCTATGGAGCAACCCTGGCGACGTGGTGCTGTCGCCGTTCGCCGGCATCGGCAGCGAGGGCTACTGCAGCATCCAAGCCGGGCGCCAGTTTGTCGGGTTTGAGCTGAAGCCTTCGTATTTCAACTGCGCGGTCAAGAACCTGACTGAGGTGGCCAGCAATCGTCAGGGGGAGCTGGTGTGATACAACTTCGCCCTTATCAACAGCAGTTAGTTAATGAAATACGCGGCCAGTATCAGTTAGGCCGCAAATCGGTTCTTGCCGTGCTCAGCACTGGTGGCGGTAAGACTTACATTTTCAGCTACATCGCTCAACAAGCAAGCATTAAGGGAAACAGGGTTTTAATCCTTGTTCACAGGGCTGAACTGCTTGACCAAGCAAGCCGCAGCTTGCGCAGTATGGGCGTAGCGCATGGCCGCATCAGTGCTGGCCGCAGCATGGATCTCAGCCATGCCGTGCAGATCGCCAGCGTACAAACCGTTGCCCGCCGGTTGCATCTGCTGCCGCGTGATTTCTTCCAGCTTCTAGTGGTCGATGAGGCGCACCACACCACGGCTGGCACGTGGGCCAAGACGGTTCAGCACTTTGCAGCCGCCAAGTTGCTGGGTGTGACGGCAACACCGATCCGCTCGGATGGCCGAGGCCTAGGCGAGCACTACCAATCCATGGTGCAAGGACCAACAGCGCAGCAGCTCACAGATGCCGGATTCCTCGCCGCTGCCAAGGTGCTGGCGCCGCCGGGTTTTGACTCCACCGGGTTGCGCAAACGGATGGGTGACTTTGACACTAAGGAGGCTGAGCAACGCGTTGGCACGATCATGGGCGACTGCCTTGGTCACTACCGCAAACACCTGCCAGGCCAGACCGCGATTGCGTTTTGCTGCTCCGTGGCGCACGCGGAGGCAGTGGCTGCGTTATTCCAGTCAGCAGGCATCGCCGCGGCCAGTATCGACGGCAGCATGGATGCTGGGCAGCGTCGGCAGTTGCTGCAGGACTTGGGCACCGGCAAGCTCAAAGTGCTGACATCCTGCGCATTGATCGGTGAAGGCGTTGACGTGCCAAGCGTCGGCGGCTGCATCCTGCTGCGGCCTACGGCATCAGTGGCGCTGCATCTGCAGATGATCGGTCGCTCCCTGCGGCCGCAACCCGGCAAGCGCGCCGTAGTGCTCGACCATGTCGGCAACACTCTGCGGCTTGGTCACCATCTGGAGCCGCGGGAGTGGTCGCTGGATGGCATCCGCAAGCGCGACCGCGAGGCGGCGCCATCGGTCAAGGTGTGCCCGCAGTGCTTTGCCACCAGCGCCAGTGCTGCGCAGGTGTGCCGCGAGTGCGGCCATGTGTTTGCGCCACAGGAACGCCGCGAGTTGCAACAGGTGGATGGTGAGTTGGTGGAGATGGCAGTGGCTAAGCGGCGCGAGCAGTCCTCAGCTCGCGACCTAGAAGCCCTACGCCAGCTAGCGCAGCAACGCGGCTACAAGCGCGGATGGGCCGAGAGGGTCTATCAGGCCAGACTGGCGAAGCGTTATGGCGGATGAGTGACCGAGCAGCAAATCCAGCAACACATCCGCATCGCCTGCAGCAACGGTGACACGCGCTTGTTCCGCAATAACACCGGCACGCTCAAGGACGCCAACGGCCGCCCGGTGCAGTTCGGTCTGTGCAAGGGCAGCGCTGACCTGATCGGCTGGAAGCGCGTCACGGTGACTGAGGATATGGTCGGCAGCACCGTGGCAGTATTCCTATCCATAGAGGTGAAGACCGCGACCGGCAGGCTGCGCCCTGAGCAGCAGCAGTGGTTGGATGCGGTCCAGGCGGCTGGTGGCATTGCCGGCGTGGCGCGCTCGGTCAGCGATGCGGAGACATTGTTAAGAGATGTTGCACAGGGTTGACCAGGGCGGTGCATGGCCTATACTGAAGGAGTCGGGAGCGATCCCGGCATCCACCGCACCTAGAAAAATGAATACCCGCACCGCCATCGAAGCGCTTGGCCAAATGGCCACAGTGATCGGCTCCGCCGAATCAGTTGTGGCTGCCCTGCAGGCACTGCGTGAAGGCACCACTGATGCCCAGTGGGACAAGCTCTGCGACAACGAGCTGCTCGACGCCCTCATCTCTGCCTGCATGGATCTGGAAAGCGATCTCGAAGACTGAGCGTTAGGCCCTACGGGGCCTTTTTTATTGCCCAGCGGTCGGCGCTATCCGTAAGGACGCGCGCGGTGCTGCAGTCGCGGTGGCTGCAGCTGTAACCGTATCGGAGGCCGCTATCACTCCACCCAATCACCTCAAGCATCATGCGTGCACTGATCACTGCAGCAATCCTGCTGCTGTCGCCTGCTCAAGCACGGCAGGTGACTGCCACCGTCTACGACGGCTGGTATCACGGGCGCACCACGTATTGCGGCGGCACCTACCGCCACTGGGACGTGTCAGCCGCCCATCCATGGCTGCCATGCGGCACGCGCGTCACCGTGCAGCACCGCGGGCGACTGCTCACCGTGCCAGTCACTGACCGCTGCGACTGCGGATCGCTGGATCTCAGCGCCGGCGCCGCCTACCGACTGGGCGTGCCGCTAGATGGCACAGCAACTGTGTCGATCCGTTACTGATCACGGTTGATCACGGCGGCAGATGGTGTAGGATATGGGGACAGCAGGCAACCAGTCCTGCACCCCACCCCGAGAACCATGAACGCTTCTGACTGGCACAACATTCTCCGCTGCGCCCGGCTTCGCAAAGAGCAATTTGGCACTTCACTGCGGTGGCCAAGCATGGTCGATTACCACCGCTATCAGCGCGAATACGACACATACATCATGGCTGGCGCAATGGCGGCTCGCGCCAAGCGCCTAGCAAGCTAACCCCCCACGCGGCCCGCCGGAGCCGCTCCCAATCCGGCCACCACACATTGCGACCCCAACCATGCTTACAACCGCACTGCTAGTTATCTGGAAGCTGCTGCTGCCGCTGCTGGTAGTAGTCGCCGTGATCGACTGGCTCACCGCCTCAGACGACCGCCGCATCCGCGTACTGCGCCGCACTGGCCTGAGCCAGAAGCGCATTGCCGATCGCCTCAACCTGTCCACCTATCGCGTCCGTAAGGCGCTGATGGCATGAACAACCTGAACCGCTTTGCCGTGCTGGCAATCATCTTTGGTGTCTGGGCAATGGCCTATGACACCGGCCGCCAGCAGCCTGCCTATAGCCATCACGCCTGCCAAGAGCAACTCAAGCCATGACAGAAGCAGACATCTACTGGACATTTGCCACCGCCTACCAGCACGGCGGTGGATTCTTCCAAGCGCTAGCCGCTGCTGGCCTCAAGGCTGATCCCGGCAACAAGCGCCGCCTGCTGGATGCGTTCCCCGAGCTAGTCGCCACCTACGGCACCGCCAGCCGGATGCACCGCCAGATGCGTAGTGGGGCAGCGGTATGACCAGCAATGCCGACTACCACGCCGACCCAGCCGTCAGCGCCAGTCACCTGCACGCAGTGGCTAAGTCGCCCTACCACTACTGGAGCCGCTACCTCGACCCCAAGCGCAGCGCACCCGAGCCGACTGCTGCCATGCGGCTTGGCTCACTGGTGCATTGCGCAGTGCTTGAGCCCAGTGAGCTAGCGGGCCGCTATGGCGTCTGCGGTCCACGCAATACCAAGGCCGGCAAGGAGCAAGCAGAGCGCATGGCTGCTGATGGCATTGAAGCGGTCACGCAATCCGACATGGCATTGGCGCTATCCATGGCTGCCAGCGTCCGCGTGCATCCTGCAGCAGCAGCACTGCTTGCCCATGGCAAGGCTGAGCAGTCCTTCTGGTGGGATGACGCCTCCACCGGGCTGCGCTGCAAGTGCCGCCCTGACTGGTACGCCGGTGCCACGGTGATTGACCTCAAGACCACCACGGACGCCAGCCCTGCCGGCTTTGCCCGTAGTGTGGCTACCTTCCGCTACCATGTGCAAGCGAGCCACTACCTAGCCGGCTTGCACGGTGCTGAGCGGTTTGTGTTCATTGCCGTTGAGAAAACTGCGCCGTACGCGGTTGCGGTCTATGAGCTTGACGCCGCGGCCATGGCTGCTGGTGATGAGCTACGGCAACGTGACATGCGCGTGATTGCCGACTGCCAAGCCACCAAGGAGTGGCCGGGCTACGGCGACACGTGCCAAGCGCTCAGCCTGCCTTCATGGGCATTAACTGCCAACCCAACTATCACATCCGATGACTTCTAGCATCACGCTCTGGACACCAGAGCAAACGCAGCTGATCTCGACCACCATTGCGCCTGGTTGCAGCAATGACGAGTTGCGCCTGTTTGCCTACGCCTGCCAGCGCACCGGGCTGGACCCATTCAGCAAGCAGATCTACGCCATCAAGCGTGGCGGCAAGATGACCATCCAAGCCGGCATCGACGGCTTGCGTGCTATTGCCGAGCGCACCGGTCAGCTTGACGGCAGCGAAACCTACTGGTGCGGTGAAGACGGCGTATGGGCTGACGTATGGCTTGGCAGCAAGCCACCTGCTGCCGCTAAGACCATTATCCATCGCAAGGGCAGCCAGCATCCATTTGTTGGCGTCGCACGCTTTGCTGACTACAACGCCGGCCAAGGCTTGTGGTCCAAGATGGGTGCCGCAATGATCGCCAAATGCTCTGAGGCATTGGCACTGCGTAAGGCGTTCCCTGCCGACATGTCCGGTGTCTACAGCACCGATGAGATGCAGCAGGCTGAGGTGGAGCCGGTGACCGTTACCGCTGCACCTGCACCTGCAGGCGACGCCAAGCTGTTTCAAGCCGGTAAGGCTGCGATTGCCAAGGCCGACACGCTGGACAAGCTGCAGGAGGTCGTAGCGCGCATGGATAAGCGCAAGCCTGATCTCAGCGATGAGCAAAACGATGAGTTGCTGCGCCTTGCTGTAGAGCGCGAAGCGGTGCTATCCGACACGCCATCGGAGGATCCCTTCGCTGATGACTGAACCATTCCTCACTACTGATGAGCTGGCAGCACGTTGGGGCTTGAAGCCAGCAGCCGTTAAAAACCAACGTGCGCGTGGTATTGGTCCTGCTTACGTCACTGCACCACGCATTGGCCTACCAGCAGGCACGCCACGTGTCCGCTATCCCCTTGCACAAGTCTTGGCTTTTGAAGAAGCCAATGGCATTACACCACTGAACTGACATGAGCCTTTACGCAACCGGCATCGTTCGCATCATCACCGACCCGCAACTGCGCGCTTTTGAATCCGGCACCATGGTTGCCAACTTCGCTGGTGGTATCCAGGAGGGTAAAGACAAAGATGGCAACTGGATTAATAACGCAATCGACTGCGAGATCTGGGGTAAGTCTGCTGAGCTGATCGTTGATAAGCTCAAAAAAGGCGACAGCATCCTTGTAACCGGTGCCGTACGCCGGCAAGAGTGGAACGACAAGGAAACCGGCGCTAAGCGCAGCAAGCATGTGCTCAGCATCCAGCGCTTTGAATTCATGCCACGCGGCGCAGCAACCACTAGCGAGGAGCCTGTGTTCTGATGAATCAAACCACACTTGACATTGCATTCAAGGAGTGGTGGGAGGCGTCCTACGGGCGCCCTCCCGGCACCCATGCAGTGATGACACACGTGGCATTTGCCGCGCATATTCTCGAACTCCTGGAGCTGACGCAAGATGATCAACCACAAAACTGAGCAGCGCCGTGATGACTACCTGCAGTGGTTGTACGAGCAAAGCGGCCGGACACGCTGCACCTACACCGGGCTATACCAGCAACGCATTGCTGATCTGATTCGCCGCGATATGGCAGAGGTATTGGGTGATGAGTGATCTTGTCAACCATCCGCCGCATTACAAGCACGGCGACATTGAGTGCATTCAAGCTATTAAGGCAGCACTCGGCGATGATGGCTTTCGCGCTTACTGCAAAGGCAACGTCATCAAATACCTATGGCGTGCTGAGCACAAGGGCAATGCCGATCAGGATTACGGCAAAGCTGATTGGTACATGCGCAGGTTGCTGCTGCATGTAGATGAGTGATCCGTTTAAGCGCGGCGAGGCAAACTACGCCGCGTTTCTTACAGAAGATCACGTGCGCGAGCTGCGCCAGTTGCATGTTGCTGGCAACAGCTACAGACAACTAGCAGAACGCTACGGCATCGACAAAAAACACGCATGGCGCATCTGCCAACGCATTGCATGGAGCTGGCTTGAATGACTGACTATCCCATCACCCCACCGCCGGAGCTGGTGCAGCAACTCTGCGATAAAGCCATCTTGCACGCTGTTGATGGCGCCAAGAGAGGAGAAATCGAGGTATGGCTAATCCAAGAGGCTTTTCGCGCCGGCGCAGACCAGGAGCTGGAGGCGTGCTGTGAGTGGATGGCGGAAGAGACGCCCTTCAGCTACATCAATGCACTTAGCGAAGCACGCCGCCCCAAGCCGCCAAGTTTGAAGGAGCAGGCGTTGGAATGCCTTAAAAACATTAACGATGCTTGTGAATCCGAGGGGTTTTCCCCCCGATCTGACGACACGGACATCATCCGCCGTGCTCTTGAATCCCTGCCCGATTAGTCAACATCACCACGAGGTTTAACAATTTGCCACACACTAAAGCAGCTCGATGACTAATTCCAAACTTCAAGAATTCCACGCAACCTCTGCTCAACTCATCCGCGCTGTCATCTACAACGCAATCAAAGACACTGCCGATTGCCATTGGCGTGTTGCTGAAGGGCCAGAAGAAGGTAGCCAAATGGTGCGTGTTCGCGACCTGCTGGCATGGGCTGAACAAACCGCTTCCAACCTGGAGAAAACTGATGACAACTGAGCACCCCATTGTCCCGCCGCAGTGGCAAATGGACGCGTGGCAAGCACATATCGAGACCATGGGCGCCGATGTGTCTGCCATCCTTCTAGAAGTCGCCCAATGGGGCGCAGACGCTGAGCTGGAGGCGTGCTGTGAGTGGGTCAAAAGCAAGCAGACCTATTGGGCGCACGACGAACTCCGCGCCGCCAGACGCCCCAAGCCGCCGAGTAAACAAGAAGCGCTTGACGAGCTGCACATCAGTTTCGACAGGGGCTACCTCAAGGAAGGAGCTGCCGACACTATCCGCCGCGCACTGGAGGCGCTGCCCGAATAATCAGACCAACTACCCATTCAACCAATGACAATCCTCTGCGACTACGAGATCAAAGCGCTGTGCACCGACGGCATGGTGCCAAACTGCGACGAGGCATTGATCAATCCCGCCAGCCTTGACCTACGGCTTGGTGACACGATCATGATCGAGTCTGCCGAAAACCTGAACATGCGGCCGCTCAGCATTGCAGGACGCACAGCGGAGAATCCTTACGAGCTGAAGCCTGGGCAGTTCATCCTTGCGCAGACGATTGAAGTGTTCAACATGCCGGAGAACATCGCCGGACTGTTTTTCCTCAAGTCAAGCCGCGCACGGGAAGGCTACGAAAATCTGCACGCCGGTTACGCCGATCCCGGCTGGCATGGCAGCGTGCTCACCTTGGAGCTGAAGAACTCACGCCAGATCCTGCCGCTGCCGCTTTGGCCTGGCTTAAAGATCGGGCAGATGGTGTTCTTCCGCATGAGCCAGCAGCCGGTGACCAGCTACAGCGTCACAGGCCATTACAACTCAGACATCACGACGACGGCCTCGAAGCAGTTCCTCAGCGGCATCTAGGTGCCACTGCTCTAGACCAGTCCGCAACGCTGCCGACGCTTCTTGCGCAAGCCAGTGGATTTGAGACCGCTGGCTTGCTTCTTGCTCGGCTAGCAGCAGCGCATATTCCAGCAGTCCGCCCCAATCTGCTGCAGCATGTAACGCACGTAGCTGCGCAGCATTGGCAGCACCGTGGAATTGTGCTTCCATTGTATGTACTAACGGATTCTCCATGTCTGACGCTATTGGCGACTACTTAAACAGTATCGCGCGGTATCCATTACTCACACCGCAACAAGAGATACAACTTGGCCGCCGAGTTTCAAAGTGGAGAGAATTAAAGGATCTTGAAAGACCTTTAACGACACAAGAACGCCGTGAACTACGCAGCGGTGAGCGCGCGCGGCAAAAGTTCATGCAATCCAACCTGCAGCTTGTAGTGCATGTTGCACGCAAGTACAGCAGGCGCAACACGCAAACGCTTGACATGCTGGATCTGATCCAGGAGGGCAACATCGGTCTTGCGCGCGCTGTTGAGCTGTTTGACTACACCCGCGGCTACAAGTTCAGCACCTACGCCTACTGGTGGATTCGCCAATCCATCGGGCGTGCATTGATTCAATACGACCCAATCATCAGGCTGCCGCTTGGCGTGCATGAAATGCTGATCAAGCTCAACAAGACAGCGCAGGCATTTGCGCAAGAGCACGGACGCACAGCAACCATGGCGGAGCTTGCCGCAGTGCTTGATGTGACCCCTAAGGTGATATCTGACACATTGCAACAGTCGTATCGGGTCACAAGCCTTGATAAACCTGCGCAAGATGAATCATCTAATATTCTTGACATCATTGCCGATCAAAGACAGTACGACGTTGAATACGATTGGCAGCTTGAAACGGTGCGCGACTATTGCGATGAACATTTAGATGATCGCACACGTGAAATCATCTATGCACGCAACAGTCGCAATCCAGTGCCATGGAATGACCTAGAAAAGCGCATGGGCCTATCACGTGCGCGCATGTGCGAAATACAAAGGCGTGGCATCAGCCGCCTTCGTATGCTGATAGGCAACCCGCTGGCAGGCACCCCACTTGGCGCCAACAATACAGAAAGTCGGGAACGTTTGGAGGGTCTGCCTAGCGGGAATGTGTAAAGATCACCAGCAAGAATGGCAGGCTAGGGTGTTCTATCATCAGATGCTTGAATCCAGTGCAGCACAGCAAGCTCACGATCTAGCAGATAAGAATCCTGCTGATTGAACCACTGTTGCCATTCTTCGCTGCCCTTCTTTCGATTGCATGGCCTACAAGCTGGCACAAGATTAGTCGTTACAGTAGCACCACCTTTATGGCGCGGCTTGACGTGATCTAACGTGTCAGCTGCATCTCCGCAGTAGGCACATTGATGCTGCCATGCCTCAAAGATTTGCTGCCTGAATCTATGTTTTGCACTGCGTTTTGGGATGAGGTTTGCGCCATCAATGCAGTGATCCACGCAGTGGCTTCAATAATCCCATCGTACCTTTGGCTTGCCACGACGCATTCCTAAATGCACAAATCCTTTAGGTGCGCCGTAGCCGAGCGAGTGCGGCCAGTTCTGATCACACCACTCTTGCACGTGGTTGATGTTGACTTCACGGATGTAGAAATCAACCGCACCAACGTTGGGTGCGTCATATAGGTGCTCACTGCCACTGGAGCCACCTACCGCTGCATTGATGGCACGCGGGCGATAGCCGCTGGTGATGACCACAGGCTTGCCGCCAAACTTGACACGTGCACGCTCAAGGAATGCCGCTAGCTCTGCTGCCGTGTCGAGCTGGTATTGATGGTCAAAGCGCCGTGCTTCTTGAAATAGCGCAAACTCACCAAGCTGCACGTGCGGCGTAATGCGAGCTGTAAATGCGCTATTGGGTGACAGCTTGGATGGATCCTGCTGCTGCTCACCAGCCCATAGTCTGCCTTCTGCGCGGCGACGACGCAGCAAACCTGCCTCTACAGCACTGCCTGGGTTGCGGTATAGCTCCATTGCTGCTGGCACTGCCTGCCAGTCCTTGCCGACAAGGCATTTGCTGATGGTCTCAAAACCAGTGCTGCCGTAGAAGCCGGCGCCAAGGTTGTAAGCGAAGGAGATCAACGCGCATTGCTTGTTGCCCGTCATCTCATTCCAAAACGGCACGCTGTTGCGCAGTTTTGCGGCAATGCGCTCAACCTCAAGCGCCAGCAACTGATCGGCATCAATCACGGTGATCTTGTCACCGCGTTGCACCTTGCGGCCGTCTGGATACCGCGTGGTTCCATAGCCAATGGTTGCAACGTCCCATCCGTGCAATGGGTCCGGGTATGCACTGAGGTGCACGCCCTCGAACTCTTTAATGAGTTTTATGGCTGGCTCATAATTATGCAACTTGCCGCCAGCCTGCCAGGTCTTGTACCACGGCTGATCCCTATTAAAGACTTCAGGCGCAACCTTTAATAGCTCAGCTTCCAATTCAGACACGGCTGCCATTTGATGTGGCGTGCCGTGTTTGTAGTACTTGAATAGGTCGGTCAGTTTGACCATGGTGACTTGATCTCCATCGCGCCGCCAAGTTTGCGGCTTTCGCCTGTCTGCAGGTTATCGTCAACCGCGTGATGAGTGATCACCGGCTCTGGCTCCGCAGGTTGCGCTGCGTGCCACTCCGCTTCAACTTGATCCAGCTTGGCCGGTAACGTCAGCTCAAACCACCACTGACGGATAGCTTGCTCTAGTCGACGCTGCCAACCGAGCTTGCCAAAGCTGATCAGAGCTTTTTTCCTTTCAGCGCGCGCAGCGCATGAAACACCAGTTGAATGATGCTGTTATCGCGCAGAGGCGACAGCGCAATCAACTCACTGGCAGCAGCGACGCAAATCCAGAAGGCAGGATGCGAAAGAAACTCCATGGCTAAGCAGGCGGCCGTGCCTCTAGTTTAGATACCCTTTGTTCAACCGTATTTAGCCGCGTAAAGGTTTCCTTGCGGTCTTCTTTGATATCGGTGTGCAGCACTTCTAGTTGCGTGGCAATGTGCTCCACTGCGCTGGTCAGCCGAATGACCGCATCACGCGCTTCATCATTGCGGCGGCTAAAGCCCATTGCGCCCATTGCAGCAACGGAGATCGACGCCCCGGCGATAGCAGCGATCAGCTCGATCATGCAATTAGCTTAGCTACCTGCTAAGCTTGACCCCTAAACCCTTTTGAGGCGTTTAGGCGATCCGCAGTGGCAGGCTGCGGTGAGGCCGGCACCGCGTGAGGACCGGCCACCTGCCAACCCTTTTACCATGGCACACCTGCAGCCTTGCTAGGGCTGCGCTGCTCGTCGATTTGAGCTTGCAGTGCAGCTTCGATCTCGGCAACCTTTTCGTCACCGCCAAGGGCTTCCTTGACCCAGTCGATCACGATGTCCTCTTGGAGCTGGTTGTACGGAATCAGGTTGTCGGGGCGCTGGAAGCCGATGCTGCCGTACGCACCAGCCGAGTAGGTGCTGTCTTCAGCGTTGACGGTGTAGTGAGCGGTAAACACAAATCCGTCGTCGGTTTCGCGCTCGAGGGTGTTGATACCCCACGCAAAGGTGGTGGCCATGGTAAAAACCGTGTTCAGTAGCAGGTTAGTAGGGTTGCAACCAGTTGAAAAGGCCGGTTGCCCGCCTAGTGAAGGTGACTACTGGGCTTTAAGTTCGGCAGTGATGACAAGAGCATCTTCCTCGTCAATGGCTTCAAGCTCGGTAGCGATTGCAAGGAGTTGGGTGCGGATAGCCTGGCATTGGCGCCAATGTGCATTGGTGATGAAATTGCCCATGTGCGGTGAGCTGGCCGGCTCTTGTTGATCTGGCACCACCTGATTCACAGCAGCTCGCAGAACGGCAGCAACGCATTGATAATCCCTTTGCAGAGGGCCATCTAGCCAGCCACAGTTATCCATGTAGGCATCTAGGACTGCATCTGCAGCGGGTGAAAGTTCAGACATAGAAGTGGTAATGACTACTGGCTCACGAGGTGGTGCAGCGCCCACCACAAAACAGGATTAGCGAAAAACCCCACGAGAACTGGTTTCCAAAGTCGACCAGACATAGAAGTAATGAGGTGACTACTTTTTGCAGAGGGCGAGGACCGCGCGAGCGTAATCGCGTATCCATGGCCAATCGTTCGGCTCTCCAGCTCGTTGGTCGTATAACTCCCACAGCTCCTCATCCGTCGGCCCATCTGTCTCGGGCTGAGCGGTGTTCTGCTTCAGGAACGCAACCATCAGCCGATGCGCTTCACCAGCATCAGCGATGAACTGACCGTTGTAGTGAAAGCCTTCCTTGTCTAGCCGGATAACTTCTTCCGTATTTTCCCGCAGGAAGATGAAACTGGTTGGGTTTGGGTCCACAACTGCAGTGGACCGGAACGTGTAATCTTCGTTGGTCATGGTCTCTAGGGGATCGTGGCCAGGGGCAGGAGGCGCAAACTCGCTGCCCCACCACTATAAGAGCAGACCAAGCCCAACTATCCGGAAATTCCAGATAGTTCAACTTGTAAGGGCTGGTTACACGTTCGCCAGCCCTCGCAGTGAGTAGGACTAAAGGGCGTTACCAAGTAGCAATAGCCGTCCGCTTCCATGTGTTTGTGGCAGTGCAGACATAGACGTAATTAGCATCCCAGCATATCTCGCCAGCTACGCCAGTATCGGTAGCCGATGCAGGTGTTTTTGCCGTGGCAATCCTGACTCGATCTCCGTTTACCTGTAGGAGTGCGCCACCAGAGTCCGAGGACGTGCCAATTAACACGTTGCCTGCATTGGTGATTACAAATTTATCGGTCAAAGAAACCGAATTACCTATCGGCACCACCGAAGCAGAAGCAGTAGCATAAAACAATCCGGTCGAACCAAGTTTTAATGCAGATTTGCCAAAATCAACTGTATTAGTAGATATATAGCCAGCCGCATTCTCTGCATGCTTGATATTGGTAGTTAAAGCAAATACTCCCGTGCCTCTTTCAATACAAAGAGATCCGAAAGATGCTCCTCCAGTGGCATATGAATCACTTAATAACGTTGTACCATTAATAGAGTCAAAGCTGCCTGCTTTGATTTCTCCGCGCACATCAAGCAGTCCAACAGGGCTTGTGGTGCCCAGCCCCAAGCGGCCACTGGAGTCAACACGAATGCGCTCACTGCCACCTGTGGATACAGCCCAAGTATCAGCGGCGGGGCTAAACACTCCAGAATTTGGGTCGCCAATCCAGCTATAGGTTGGAGCTGCAGCACTACCCAGCGTGACTGCTTCGATCTGGCCAGCTGCATCAATTCGCAGTCGCTCAGATCCGCCAGTTGCTACAGAGACCTGATCGGCTCCTGGCGAGTAGACCCCAGAATTTGCGTCCCCGGTGAAGGTCAGTGATGGAGATCCAGCGCTGCCGGCAGCGAATGTCGCAACGCCAGCAACACTCAGTGTCGAGTCGAGTGTGCTGGCGCCAGTAACATCAAGAGTGCCAGGGATATCAATGTTACTGGTCCACTCAACGCCAGTGCCGGCAGCATCGGTCTGAATGAGCTGGCGGGCAGCACCATCCTGCAGTTTGCTGACCGGCAGCTCGCTGATCGATGCAGTGCCATCGTTGGCGACCTCTACATCGCCGTTGATAATGCCGACTACTTCTCCGACCGTGATCTTTTTGGTGCTGTTGGCGCTGACATCAACCACCGCCAGTTCATCGGCTGCGGCGGGAGTAGTGAGCGCAGTTAATTCGGAGATTTTGACGCTGGCCATAACCGCCCACCATCCTTATATCTGTTGTGATTAAATGTTAGCACTTAGTGAGCGTGCCGTCGCGGGACCACGCCAGTTTTGATAAAACCTTTACCTAGGTCAGCATGGTAATCCTAGGTGTTTACTATCCTAAAATAATTGGAGTGCCAGAATCATTAGGATAAAATCTTACATTAGTTCCATCATAGTCTGTCATAGACTTTAATGCTGTAGTCGAGCTGATGCCATTATTAAGTGAGTTATTAAGACCCTCCGGGAACCAAGTGGTTCGATCAAGGAAGTACAATCCCACATTATTTCTAAATGACCAAAGTCCGCCAATGCTCATATCCGAAGTTTTAAAGTTTTTAATATAAGTAAGTTTATTTCCTGTCGACATTCTAGGAGTCAGTACATTTAAACCAGAACCAGAATTAGTGGTAAAGAGGTAAGATGAACCTCGAACCTCATTATTGTTGAATTTAATTTCAGACCCAACAAAGGTGCTGGTAGAATAAATCATCAATGCAGCATCAGTTGGAATAACAGTTGACCCACTAAAACTAGTTTCAATGAATGATTTTCCACTAAAACTGTTATCGCTGATGTTTATGTTACGGGCCAATTCATTAATAACATACGCGCCGATTTTATGACCTGATACTGCGTTATCACAAAACTTAATGTTTTCTTGTTCATATGGAAACAAGGAACTAGACGAACTAGTGTAGATACGAAAAGCAATCTGATATAAACCAGACGAAGCTGGATCTGGAGGAAATTGTATTGTGTTTCCAGTGACACTAATGTTCCTCATCGTATCCGCAGTATTAAACCAGGCACGAGGTGGATAGTAATTTTCCAGTCCATTACTATCCACAGCTATTACAGCTGCTCCAGTCAGCGCAGATATAGTTTCCCTTGTATAAATAGTATTGCCTATAATGTTGACACTAAAGGAAGGAACATCAACCGCAATCGCAAGGGCATAGTTAGCAAACACATTAGATGCAACTTGCACGTTGCGAGCACGTAGTTTCACAACATCATACGCACAAATACTCGGCGCATCTGTGTAGAAATAGTTATTACTAATGTCCACATCTAGACCTGCTGCGTAAACTGCGTGCTCCGATGAGTTGTATGCACAATTATTGGTAAATTCCCATCTACGCCCACACCGCTTAACAGTTCCGATAGTTGAAGTCCAAGTATCGGATTCAATTTGAGTAGGAAGAGTAAATGTTCCTTCACCTGCAACGCAATCATCGCACCATTCAAAATAGTTACCAGATACCTTGCAAAAGTCCACACCCGACCAAACAACAGCGTGGATAAGAGCACGCCCAACAATAGCGTGCGAGGATGCGATACAACTATTATTGATGAACTTAGTGTTGTAGTTCTTGGTCGTATTATACGTCTGACTGTTGACGTAATCATACTCGACTGGTTTTTGGTAGTATACAACTGCTGAATCAATAGCAGTAAATACATTGTTTTCGATGGTCAAATTTTTCGTATTTTTGACTTCTATAGCATTCCTAAAATCATGAACTACGTTTCCAGTAACAGCATGTTGTGTATTTTCACCAATAAACTGTAGATCTCGAATAGTTACGTTCTCAGTTGCTGCCGCTACATTACTATCAGGTGTTCCAATAAATACAATGGGATACGACAGTGCATAAGTGCTGATGTTTGTGTTGAAGCGCCGCAGCTTAGAGCAAGCACCTTGTCCCATCAACGTAATGTTACTGCCTGTAATCTTAATCCCCCAACGATCATTGGTTCCGATGCTTCTAGAGACAAGGTATGTACCTTTTGGAAAAAAAATAACACCGCCAGTAGTAGTTAAACTGTCAATAGCGGCTTGGATGGCTGCCGTATCATCAGAGACTCCATTTCCAACCGCTCCGAAGTCTTTGACGCTCACCGCATCTTGCAGCTTTGATTCAACGGTGCGCTGCACAGCACCAGTACCGGCTTGAGTAAATCGCACGCCAGCAGCGGTGCCAGTCGTGGTGTTTTGAAATTTGCGGATATTGCCAGCTGTGTCCTTGGTGTAAAGCTCAGCATCTGCTGCGTTAATAGCAATTTCGCCCACATCAATATCGCCCGCTACAGGTGGTGTCCCAGCAACTGTGCTGTTTTTGTGGGTGATTTTATAGGTCATGGCAACGATCCCTTATAGGTAACAGTCTAGCCTTCGCGCAACTGCACCTCGCGCACGGTCACAAAGTTTGCCGAACCAATAATCACATCCGTGGCGCGAACACTGACAGCGCTACTCGTCAGCATAATCTGCGCTTTGTAGTACAGGTCGCCAGGCAGCAGCATTCCGGTATAGCTAGTGCGGTCTTGCGCATCTCCGTCAATCATCCAAAACTCAGCCTCCGCCTCCGCTTGCTCGTTAGTGTTCAGCAGCAAGCGCAGCATGTTGCTTGTGCCAAGCGTGGCTAATGCAGTTGCATCAAGAGTGAAGGCGGCAGGAGCCGGCGTTACTGCGGCGTTGTTGTAGGCAGTTGTTCCGGCGCTGCTGCCACTCACTGCAGCATCGTTGTAAGTAATGTTTTCTTCAACGCCAAAAAACACATAGGCATTGGCGTATTCGCTGCGACTGATGATTGCGGTGTTTCGAGTGTCGCTTTCCTCGCGCTCAATAAAGAAATCAAACGTACCGCCACCTTGCACCAGCGACTTAACGCCATCAAAGAATTGATCACCCAATCCGGTTGTGTCAATCTCGCTGGCGTTAAGGTTCAGACTCCAGCTTTGCAGGCAAGCCTCTAGCTTCCATTCATTGACAAGGCGCAATTCAATTTGACCAGAAGGATCTAATGCAAAGTCGGATTGATCAATGTCTTCTCGCGTCACGTCATTAGCGCCAGCCAGCGCTGCTGCTCGCGTGCGATAAAACGACAGTCGATTGAGCTGGTCAACGTGTACGTACAGCCGATTGCGGTACGGAGTGATATCTACGTCCGACTGCACGGCAAACACATTGCCGTCTTCTGTTGTCAGTACATCGTTATTTTCAGTCGATAACCAACGAAATGGGCGCAACAGTCCGGCAGGGTATGCCGTGCCGTAACCGACCATCTCGGCATAGTCTTGATAGTCAAAGATATTGGCGTAGCTTGGAATCAGCGGATCGCTGTACAGATTTGCGTTTGGCCAATTATTTGTGCTCGCAACCTCGACAAGATCGCCACTGCGGAATCCTGGCGTTGTCAACGAAATGATGTTTTTGTCTTGGTTCAGCGCAGTAACGTTTACCGCAACTGGCGATGGCGCCGAGCGGCTTAAAACGATTTTGCCGTTAGTACCAAGAACTGCCATGGCTAGCTAGGCGCGCCAGTGAACTGGAATGCCACATTGGTGCTGGTCACGTCGCCGACAGAGACGGACGTGCCGACTTGTGTGATGAACACGCTTCCGGCCAGTGTTTGCCCTGTGCCAACAGTTAATGTCACTGCAATCGGCGTCTCACGCGAGCTAGCGGTGTTCAGCACATTTGCAATCAAATTGCTTTTGATTTCGACTTCGTAGATGAACGTCGCATTACCTGTTGCTCCAATCAGGCCAGGCGTATATGTGCGACTGTAATTACCAAGGTTCGTGGTCTCAAGTGCATCACGCGAGATGTCCACCGTCGCGTTGCGCACCACTCCGGTGTACCCGTTAATGGTGAAGCTGCCGTTAGCGCCTGTGTATGCCATAACTACAGTCTAAGCTCAGCCACCAGCGCCACACGCACATTACTGCGCCCAGGGCTGCCCGAGCTTTCAATGCTTAACGGCTCTTCAGCGAAAAACCACTTCAGCCCTGCGCCGGTTGCGCTGCCGTCAAGCCATGTTGTCAGCGTAGAGGATGCGCCATTGAACAATGCCGCGGGCAGCGTCAGATCAGTTGTGGCACCTTTGGCTGAGTTGTATGCCTGCGCAATAGCGGCCGCATTGTCGTCGGTGATGTTGTCAAAACCAAGGCTGAGCTGCGCTTGCGATGGGCGGCTGCCCCACAGCCTGCGTGTTGTGACGCCAGATTGTGACGTGATGCCGCTTGTCGGCCATCGCGGTGCCGTAAAGCTGCGGCTGGTTGGCGTGATGCTTGGAAATGCGACTGCCATCACTCAATCACCCAGTTGCCGGCGGTATCAAAGCCGTTTGCCAGCTCCAGAACACCCGAGGCGTTGGTTGGCATGTGAACTGCTTCAATGTTAAACGTGCCTTCTTCGTCTGGCGTAATCCGCTCGATCTGGTAGGTACGCACCTGCGTGCTGGGCAACTTGACGGTGAACACCACTCCAACCGGAGTGGCTACGGTGCCGCCGCCGCTTACGGTCAGCGTTGCATCGGCTGGTGGTGCGCCTTCTGTGCCATCCCAGGCAATCACGTTGTAGGCGCCATCGGCCAGAGGCTTGGTACTGACCAGTGCGCCATCAGCGGTGACGACGCCATTGTTGAATTCGTCATATTGCGTCTCATCCATTGCCACGCGGATGTAGTCGCTAGGCCCAAGCTTGGCTAGTGCGCCTTCATGTGTTGTGCGGAAGCTGATTGCGTGCGTTGGAATGCGGCGCATCCGGACAATGAACTTGGCGGCATCAATCGCGTGCGCGCGGCTGGTGACGTAATCGCTGAGATCGAGCGACTCAACTGGATCGGTTGCGGTGCCGATCGCCTCACGCACCAGCACCTCGCGCTCAGTTGGGAAAATGCCGGGATTGGTTAGATCAGTACTGGCGCGCTCTTCGCGGTAGCGCACACTGACTTGGATTGGCTCGCGCTCCTCAGGCTCAAGGTATTGCAGCTTGAAGCTGCCTTCGACGATATTGCCAGCAGTGAACAAACCCTTGATAGGCACTGCCGTGAACTGCAGGGCCGGACGCAAATAGAACTTGCCGTCGCTCTCGCCAAACACCAGCAGATGAGCGGCTGCAGTGTCTGCTGCCCACTGACGAAGGTTGACGCGATCGGCCTGCACGCCATCAAAGAAGTATTTGCGGTCGTAGCACCAATCCGCTGCCGTCTCAAAGGCGTCAAGGTCGATCATCTCATCGGTGATCAGATCGCCAGCGCCATAGGTGGCATTGGTCATCAGATCCAGCAGTACATCCGGGAACAGGTGCGTGGCGCCAACCGCAAGGCTGTTCCGCAGTCGCCGACAGGTCTTACCGCCTGTCACGTAGCAACTGAACTGCCCGAACTGCTGCCATTCAACCGAACTCATCACGTTGATGCCGACTAGGGCGAGATCGTCATAGACCGGTGCCGTGGCATTCGGCACGATCTCGTTGATGTACACCACCTCGTGTTCAGGTCCACTGCCGGCGCTGCTTTGGGCCTCTTCGTAGACGAAGGCTTCCGCAAGCTTGCCCCATGTGTCGAGGTAACTGCGATCTGTTGCGCTGCCGTAATTGCTTGGATCCAGCTCGGGGATGCCTTTGCCTTCACCGCGTACTGCAGCAATAGCAAACTGCTCGGCTGTGCGCGGCACTGATTCACCATTGAAAGCAACAGTGACCGAGCCATCAGTCACTACCTGCCGGGTGCTCAGTCGTGCATCAAGCACGTAGAGCGTGTTGATGCCAGTGCCTGCGCGCACCTCAAAACCGGATAGCGGCTCAATGTTGAACTCCCACTGCTTTAGCGATGGCATGTTCAACTGCACATAGTTGAAAACGTTTTGCTGAGTGGCGCCACGGATGCCGTAAGTGTTGCTCAGGATTGTGAACGCACCGCCGTTGCCGGCCTCGCGGTAGCCGATCTTGAAAAAGCTGTAACGCTCCTCTGTAGTTGTGATCGTGTTGCTTTGGAACACATCCACCTTTAGCGTGGAGCCGCGCTCGATGATGTCGTTTTTGCGGCTAAGGCAGGCACGATCATCGGCTTGGGTAAAGCTGATCGAATCCTTGAGATTGCAGAATCCGTTGATACGAATGCCAATGCGCGAGCGGATACCAAACTCAACTGCTTGGCATGGGCGAGTGGTGGAGACGCTTGCAATGGCACAACGCAAGATATGGCCATCGGGCGCTGTGGCGACATTGCGCAGTTCGTAACTGCCCGCTAGGTAGTCATCGCCATCGCGTTCAATGTTGGCTTGCGTATTGAGCGTGACTGATCCAGTGCGCACAGTCGTAAACACCGCAGTGATTTCAGTGCCGCTGCCGCTAGATATATCGGCTTCTGAGACAAACACGTCATCGGTGCGGCTAGTGCAGATTGCAAGTGCTGAGCCGACCTTGTAAAGCTCGCCTGGGATGATCGCGTCGTCCCATGTCTTCTGGCGGCCTGCAACGGTGCCGGCTACATCTGCGCACTTTTCGATATGAATTTGCGTGGCGTCAAACTTTAGGTTTTTGGTGACAGTGATAGTGCCATTGCCAGTTACGCTGGTGCCGTCTTGAATTCTGAAGACTGGCGGTTGATTATTGTTTACCGCATCAATATCAATGTCACCTCCGCCGCCGCTAGCGCTAACGCTAGTCACAACAGTGACACCATCTACGACTGCTGTAGTTGTACTGAGGCTGACATTGCTCAATGTTGCACGTTTAATTTTTTGAGTTGCTTTTGTGCGGACCCTGATCTTGACGGTGTACTTGCAGACCGCCTCGTCGTCGTCGTCCGTGATGGCAGGGTTGGTGAAGGTAACGCGGAACTTGCTTGCTTTTAGCACTTCAATATCGGTGTCGATATTATCGCTGTCGTCGTAAACGCCAAGTCCAGTTGTATCAAAAGTAAAAGTGGCGTTTAACGTGCCAATGCCTTCGGAGTCGATTGTTACGCTGTTGACAGTTGCACTCAGTCGGCTTTTTAGATCTGAAACTGATTCATCGTCGTATTCGTAAACCCACTTTGCGCGGCTGTCTTGACTTGCTGGTTTGTTGTAACCAGCAGCGCCTTCTTTTGTAATCTGTTCTTTACTGACGCTCCATGCTGCTGTGTTGGTCAGCGTGCGTAGATCGCGGCTGAACTCCGTGTCCTTGTCGCTGCTGGGATATAGCTTGTATGTGATCGTGCTGCCGACGCTGCCGACGCTGCCGCTCACCAGTCCGCTACGGCTGCTGAAGTAGGTCTGCGCCTTCTTACGTTGCGCCCACGCAACATCGTCGATCTTGCACTTCACCTGCGCATCGCCATCTTCGCCTTCAGGCACCAACTGTGCTTGTACCTTTGGCCTGATCACCGGGTTGACCTTAAACCCGAAATCGTTGCCGATCAGCGTGTAGACGCCGAAAATCGTTTGGTTGCTTGGCCTGGTGGCGCTGCAGAAGTCCGCTGCCCAACTGCTGCCACGGCGCACCATGAACACATCAGATCCGCCTGCGTTTTGCGCGTTGCCCGCATCGGCGTTAGCGGCACGGCCGAAGATCCGATCACCGGATGCAATGCGTGTGGTTAGGCCACTACCCACGCGACCGTAAACAGTGAGTCTGCTGCCGGCGCTGTTGGCTGTGCTGTTGCCAAAGTCGTAGCTAGCCAGCGTGTTGCCGCCAGCCGCAAAGTTTTTGGCATCAATGCCGCCGATCGGACCCTCGCCGATCATGAAGATGGCACGCAGCAGCTGGCTGCCGCCGAGGCTGTAGATCTGACTCCACAGCATCGGGGTGCTTACGCGCACGCCGCCATAGGTTGTGCCGCTGATGGCCTCACGCAGCGCATACACCAGTGGGATGGTGCTGCCCAGTGTGGTGATGTCCTGCGTGCTGTCGAAGCCGTAGCGCGGCGTATATCGCTGGTTGTTGGTGATCGGCGCATCGCTGCGGTTGCGTGCCTGCAACTGCGCAGGACGGCCGCCTTGCTGCTGTGGAACGCTTGGTTTTAAGAAGCTGGCGGCAACTTGAAAGCCAATGCCAATCACGCTAAGCGTGATGGCGATGATCGTTTCAACGCCTGCAATTACCGCCGGCTCTGGCTGCTCCTTGGCATGTCGCGCCACTTCAGCCTTGAAGTACAGGTACTGCTCGTCTGTCAGACCCAGCAGGCTTGCGAGGTAGCGATCAGAAGGCAGCATCAGCGAAACGTGTAAAAGCGAAGACTTGGCATATACGACAGCGGCACCCATCGGACGCCACGTCTGTGATGCACCAACAAAAGCCCATCATCTACAACGATACTGACGCCAAGGCCTGCTGGGCCATTGCGGATCATCGTTACGGCGTGCTGTTGCGGGCCATCAAGTTCAACGGTGCCATCACGCCATAACTGCTCCAGTTCTGGCCAACGCTTCTGCTCAGCAAGCTGTAGCCACTGTGTATCCATCGGCGGGTGATAAATGCCGGCATCATCAAGAATGCGCCACACCATCACCAGGCAGTCAGCCGCGACGCCATCATCAGGATCGGCGCCAAACTCATGTGGCAGCCCAATCCAACGCTTCCAGTCCATTAACTGATCACCACGTTGCCGGTACTGGGCAAGGCGCCAACAATGCCAGTGGTTAGGCGGCGCTTAGGGATGTCGCCTTTGGTGGCATCAAGCGGACTAGAGAGCTTCAGGATTACGCGCTCGGTGTCCATTTCGTATTGCGCCACGCGCCATAGTTCAGACCGAATTAACGCATCATCAGCAAAGGTTTCCGGGTCAAGGCTGACGGTCTTGATGTCCAGCAGCCAGCGCGACTCAACTGCCTCAGCAAAGATGTTGACGCTGATCGGATCCAATCCTGCAACAAGACTGGATTCGCTGCGGTCGCCGCCCTTGCTGCCGGCACCCAGCGTGTAGCCGAATGGCGCAAACGCATAGGTCACGCTGCTGTACGTGCGTGTTTGATTGATGGAGAAGTTTTGATAGGCGTAAACCGGCGAGGTTGGCGTGCCATCGCCCTGCAGAAAGCGCGCATAGTTGACGAATGCAAATGTGCTCATGCCATACCTACGCGCTTACGTGTTTTTACTGAGTTTTGCAGTGTTTGCAGTGTAAGTGCCCTGCCGCGTTCTGCTGCCAACGCAATGCCACGCTGATGCTGCTCAGTGGTGACGTATTCAACGCCATTAATCACGGTCGATTCGTATTTCACCTCGATCGGTTTTTGCTGCATTGCGCTACCGCCAGCATTCATCTGACGGTTGGCAGTTTGCTGATTCAACATTGCCCGCGTGTCATTGCCTTGACGGTTTGTGGCTTGCTGGGCTAATGCGGCGCGGGTATCAGCATTGGATACAACACTGCCGCTAACACCAGGCACAAACAACTCGGGACCACGCTCGCCGACGATGTAGGGCTGGTTGCCGCTGACTGGGCCGCCGTTGGCGCGACCGCCTATAGCAAATCCTGGAATAGATGTAGATAATGCGCCGGTGCCGGATAGGTTGGTGTTTGCTGTACCTAAAGCGCCGCCGCCGCCGCTCAACGCGTTAAAGATGGTTTGCAGAATAATTAGGGTCATCTGCTTGGCGATGATCTCGGCGGCCATGCTGATAAATGCCTTGCCGATACTCTCAAACGCATCTGCTAGCGCTTCTTGCGTTGACTTAGCACCTGTTGCGACATCTTGGAATGCTTGGCCAAAAGCACTGCCGATTGCATTGGCGCCGTTGACGATCGCGTCAATTTGCAGTTTGATTGGATTCAGGTCTTCCTTGAGTTTGGCTATTGCATCACTCAAACCAGATGCAACGGTGCCTTGGCCTGCTACGCCAAACTCTGCGCCTTCCATCGCTTGCTTAAAGAGCTTCTCAGCTTCTTCTGCTTGCTTTTTCAGTTCTTCCGTTTGTAATTGAATGATCTCAAGTCGCTGGATTTCGACGTTGAGCTGATTCAGGTTGGTACGCTGCTCAGCATTTTTTAGCTCTGCAATTTGCTTGGCGCGGTCTTGGAAATCAAATTGAATTTGCAGGCGCTTGCGTTCAATTTCTGATCCCTCAAACAGCAACGTTGCTTGACGACTAAATTGCGTGCCAAGTTGATCGCCAACTTCTAGTGACCGTTCAAGCTCTTGCCGTAGCTTTTCAGCTTCACGCGCTGCTTTTTCGGCCGACTTTTCTGCGTCTGATTTACCACCGCGACCTTTGCCGCCACCGGCTGCGGCGCCCAATAAAGGCGGCATAGTAGTAATGCTTGGTGCGGATGGCGTCCTTGCTTGTTGTTGGCGCAGTCTGTAATCCGCTCGCTGCTGTTCGATATTTCGCTGACGCATGTCAGCCATCATGCCTTGCTGTGTAAACGGATTAAGCCTCATGGCTCGCACCGCTGCATCAGCATTTCGCGCAAATTGAGCCTCGCGATTTCTAGCGCCGCCAACGTTATTAGCTTCGTCCAATATTCGTTGTATCTCGCTAACGACGGCAGTTGCTTGAGTTAGCGCCCATTGAAAAACTGGCGCTAAAGTTCTGCCAATAGTTTGCGCTAATACTTGGATTGAATCCTGCAATGTGCTGAGCCTGCCGTTTAGCGTATCGCTTTGAGCGATGGCGCCATTGGCGTATTTACCACCGGCATCGGTCAGTTTGATAATCGCAGCTTCAACGGCTTGGGCACTAATCCGTCCTTTTTCAAGTGCCTTTTGAAACTCTTCACCACTTAAACCATATTCCTCACGCAATACCTGCTGCAGGGCAACACCACGTTCTTGAAACTGCAGTAGTTCTTCGCCTTGCAACCTGCCCTTGGCTTGCACTTGCCCGTAAGCAGTGACCAATCCTTGCAGCTCAGCGCCGGTTGCGCCGCTGACATCCGCCAGCCTGCGCGTTGTTTCAACGACCTTGTTCGCTTCGATTCCAAACGCCTGCAAACGCTTGGCTGAATCAATCAACTCAGAGCTGGTAAATGGCGTTACAGCACCAAGTTGCTGCAGGTCTTTGACGATTTGCCCAGCCTTTTCTGCGCTGCCCGTTAAAACCTGAAGGCTGCGCGTCTGTGTTTCAATTTCAGCCGCATTAACAAAAACAAACTTAGCGGCTTGAATAAGAGAAAACGCGGCCGCAAGTTTACCTATCGCACCACCAAGATCGCCTATTGCACGCTCTGTTTGCTGCGATTGCGACTGAACCTCGCGCAGTTTGCTAACCGCGTTGCGGCTGTCGACGTTAATGGCAACGTTGGCGACAACCGACACGACTTACCTACGGCTTTGCTTCATTCTACGATCCTGCTCTTCGTTTTGCAGCTCAAAATAACTAGACCATATCAGCAACTCTTCAAGCGTTACCTCTTGGTTTAATCGCGCCAGACTATATCCAAGTTCTTTGGCAACTCCAAGCTGCAGGAGCAGCAGGTTGTCTTTCTTCAGCTCAGCCTTTACCGCTTTTCATGTCCAGTTCTTTGCCTTCCTCTGGATTGGTGATGATGGCAAGCATCATGGCTTGCAGATCACTGTCAAGCACATCGTTTTTCAGCTCAGCAATTTCGCCAGCCTGAAACAACCGCTGGCCGGCATCGTCGGCTGCTTTGGTTACCAGCAGATTCAACGCAAAACCATTGGGGTCATCGCCACCTGGCATCTTCTGTGCACGCTCGCGTTCTGCCATGGTCAACGCCGTAGCGTAAAACTCAAACGTAGATCCATCGTTGAGTGTTACAACGCGCTTAATTGGCTGAAGATTGGCTGCTTTTTTCAGCCGTGCCAGTGCAGATGATGCCATGCAATAAATGTGGGTGGCCCCAGCATAGGCCGGGGCCGTTCAACTATCAAGCAGAAGTGCTGAAGTCAAAAGTAGGTGCACCGGCCGGGCGGAAAGTGATCTCCACTTGCTGAGCATCATCAGGATTGATGTTCAGGCTGGCGGTCAGCAGCACGGCATCCATGGCAATGCTGCGGCTAAGAGCCTCGGTGCCTTGCTTGTCGGTGTACAGCTTGAAGCCGCAGCCAACCTGCTGACGCTGCAGCACGTCTTCCACCATGCGATTGGACAGCGCAGCGTCCTCGTTGGTGACGTAGATCGTTGCGGTGC